AAGATACTTCTTCTGGTCTCCAAAAGAATCCCAATTGTCTTTGTGTTGACTGGTCAAAAAAAGGATATTTGTAAACATCATATCTTTGAACACCCAAATCTTCTCCAAAAAACATTGGTTGTTTTGTAAAATCTATTTTATTTCTATTAAATATTTGTTTTGTCATAGTTTCTCCTAAATAACACAAGCTTCACAATCGTCCTTTTTTATATTATTTTTTTTTAAAGGAATATTGTCATACATGCCTATATTGTGTTGAGGTTCTTCCTCACTCTTTCCATCATATGTATTATGATAATAAGAGGTTTTCCAACCATACTTATATGTATTCAATAAATCTTTTGTCATTACTGATACAGGAACTTGATTATTTTCATAATTTTGTGGATTATAAGACCAATTACCTGAAATTCCTTGGTCAAAATACTTCTGCATAATTGCAACTATCTTAATGTAACCATCATTATCTTTCATATCCCATAATAAAGTATAATTCCTTTTTAATTTTTTATAATCAGGAACAATTTGTTTCAATGGACCTTTTTTAGATTTCTTTACTGAAAGATAATCTCTAGGTGGTTCTATTCCATTTGTTTCATTAGATACAACACTGGAACTTTCAGATGGCATTTGTGCTGACAATGTGCTATGTCTTAAACCATCCTCTTTTATTTTCTTTCTTAAAACTTCCCAATTATATCTTAACTTTCTATTCACTATTTTATCTACATCTTTTTTATATGTATCTATTGGTAATATTCCATCACAATATTTTGTTCTCTCAAAATATTCACATCTACCTTTTTCTTTTGCAAGATTAGTTGAAGCTTCAAGCAAATAATATTGAAAAGCTTCAGTCAATCTATCAACTTCTTCCCAAGCTTTTTTATCACTATATTTTACACCTTTTCTTGCAAGATAATGAGCAAGTCCAATATAACCAATACCTAAACTTCTTCTTCTTCGTGTAGATATTTCTGCAGCTTTTACAGGATAATTTTGATGGTCTATAATTTCATCTAATGCTCTTACTGATAAATCACATATTTCTTCTAAATCTTTTAATTTTTCTAAAGTACCAACATTAACTGCTGATAAAATACACAATGCAATTTCACCTCGTCCATCAATGTGTTGAATAGGGTCAGTAGGCAAAGTTATTTCTTGACAAAGATTAGACATCTTAATTTGTGATTTAAAAGCACTATGTTCATTAGCGTGGTCAATATTCATAATATAAATTCTGCCTGTTTCTGCTCTTTCTTTTAATATATCAAAAAATACTTTTTGAGCACTTATTTTCCTTTTACTAATATGACTATTTTCATATTTAATATATAAATCATCAAATTCTTTTGTTCCATATGCTTCATATAAATCAGGAACATCATTAGGACTAAACAAAGTTATATCTTGATTTTTAATAAATCTTTCATAAAATAATTTTGAGATTTGAACAGAATAATCTAAATGTCTAACTCTATTATCTTCCGAACCTTTATTATTTTTTAAAACAATTAAATCTTCTATCTCTTTATGCCAAACAGGAAAATGAACGGTAGCACATCCACCACGAACACCATTTTGGGTGCAACACTTTACGGTAGTTTCAAATTTCTTTAAGAAAGGAATTACTCCTGTATGAGTAACCTCACCATTTCTAATCTTACTATTAATTGCTCTTATTCTACCTACATTAATGCCAATACCTGCTCTTTGTGCTGTATATCTACCAATTGCCATATCACTAGAAAAGATACTAGGTAGTGTGTCATCAACATCAATTAAAACACAACTTGCATATTGTCGCATTGGAGTTCTTACACCTGCCATAACAGGTGTTGGTATATTAATTTTAAATGTAGAAATAACATCATAGTATTTTTTAACATAAGTCATTCTTGTTTGTCTAGGATATTTCGCAAAGATTGTAGCTGCTATCATCATATACATAAATTGTGGTGTTTCAAAAACTTTTCCAATACTTCTATCTTGCACCAAATATTTGTCAATAACTTGTCTTAAACCTGCATAAGTAAACAAATAATCTCTATCGTGTTTTAACCAATACTCCATTCTATCAAAATCTTTTTTTTCATACCAAGCAAATATACCTTTATCATAAACTCCCCTATTGACACATCTTTTTAAATGATTATAAAAATGAGGATGGTCCCATAGTCTATGAAATAGTTTTTTTCTTAATGTAAAGAGAAGTAATCTGGCTGCTACATATTGATAATTTGGATGTTCTAATGAAATTAAATCTGCTGATGATTTGATTAATATTTGTTGAATCTCTTCTGTTGTCATACCATCATAAAATTGTAAACCACTAGACATTTCAACTTGGGATGCTGATACACCCTTTAAGTCTTCTGTAGCATAACTAACCATTTCGTGAATTTTTTCAATATTAAGAGGTTCATCTACCCTTTTACCTCTTTTCTTAACTTTTATCACAGGAACATCAAGATTCATTTATCCTCCACTTAACATCTCTTCCAATTGTTTAATTTAGTCAATGCTGACAACTTATTATATATGTTTTTACTTATAATATCTCGTATCTGAGCAATATTTTTACCTGATATAACCATTTCATTAATATCTTTCTCTTTCACATCATTTGGCCATACTACAATATTGTTATTACTATCTATACATTTATACATCCTAGCAACTATTTCTTTATTTCTAGGTTCATTATCAAAAATATAAACCTGATTCTCTGGTCTAATTCTTAAATCTAAATCGGAACCTGCAGCTGCTAAACTATTAGGTAGAAATAAACTATCTAAAGGACCTTCAACAATATAAACTTTTTCGTGTAAATTAATTCTTTCTAAACCAAAAATCTTCTGTTTGTTTTCATCTAACTTTATGGTCATATATTTTGGAGTTTCTTTTCCAAATGCTCTGCCTTGAAAAGCAAATATATTTTTATTATTATCAAAAAATGGAATAATTAATCTAGGCACTTCGTTATTAGGGTGTTGAACATTCAAAACACCAGGTTTAACTTTGTTAACCCATTTCTGCCAATTATCACACAAATACAATATATCAAAAAAAGATTCAGGTATTTTTCTTTTAATTAAATATCGTCTTGCTGGATGATTATTACTTAAATCACTTATCTTTTTTAAATCATCTAAAATATTTTTATCAACAAATTTAGTTGGTTTAAAATCAAAGTTTGTAGTATTTTTTAATTGTTTTGTATTTCCTCTAAACTTCTCCATAACATATTCTTTGTAAATATTATGGTCTATTTTTTTAAGAAAATTAGCTAAATTTGCTCCTATTCCACAATTAAAACATTTATAGAACATATCTACTTTTACACGATAGAAATATCCTCTGCTTTTCCATTTAGATTTTTTTGAATCGCCACAATAAGGACATCTAAAGTTAAAGAGATATTTCTTTTTTTCTTTAAATCTTTCTAATTGTGATGATACTTTGTTAATGAATTTTAAATCAATAAATGAAGTCATAATCTTTATAATATTATATATGATTATAGAGGTAAAGTCAAGTGTTGTAATCCGGATACAGGACCTAAAAAAATGGAAAACCATTGATATAGGTCAATCGAAAAAGTGTGAAATTTCCATATATACCTATACCGCAGGAAAAAAACCTGTAACATATTAGTATAACTTACTAGTATAAAAATATCATTTTCGTAATTCGTAATGTAAAATGTGAAATCGTATATACTACACAATGAAGAGATCCTGCTTTTCGTTGTTACACAATAGAGGAATAAGAGCCCTTACTAATTACTTAAAGTGGGTCATCTTAAACACCATAGGGTTCTTATTTCTTTCTCATTCTAATATTCATCCCAATGATAAGCGACATAGTAATAATAAATGTGGTTTATATTGATTTATACAATAAATATTTGTATAATATAAAGTAAAATATGGTACCAAGTTATTTTATTATTATATTTTATGAACGGAGAAAATGATATGGAAATATTCACACCAATCAAAATTCTTTTAGTTTGTTTGATAGCATTTATTAGTTTAATATTAGTAAAAGAATTTACTAAAAATTCAGTTAATGAAGACTTAAAATTCGGACGACCTTATAGAGAATTTTGTATTGATATGACAACAAATAAGAATATTCCTTGTTATTTTTAGAAAGAGATGTGAAAATGAAGAAGTTATTTAAACGAAAATCTAAAACCTCTAAATTATTAGATGAGTTTGCTTTTTTATCCCCAGCAGTTTCTTGGGTTAATAAAGTTAAATCTAAAAATAGACAAGAGAATATATAAAACAAGAAGGAATTCTTCCTTTTTGTTCCCTTCGGGGATTCTACATCAAGAAAAAAATATCTAGAATCGCAAGAGATTAAAAAACCACGGATTTTTTGTTAATAAGAATCCTGCAATAATACAGCCACCAAGGAAAACCCATTTCCATTTTTCTAACACAGCAACTTTAGTATCAATTTCCTTACTTCTTAATCTTATATCTTCTGTAAGTCTTTCTTCTAAATTTACATGTGCTTGGTCATGTTTTTTCTCAGCATCATCTAGTTTATCTCGTATTTCTCGTTGGATGGATGATAATCTACTATGTAAATCATCAATAGAATCTTTTGCTTCAGTTCTTCGCTTATCAATAAGGTCAAATAAAGCACTATCTGCTTTTTCTTGTGATTCTATTTTTTGTTGATGAACAGCAAGCATAGATTTTATACTTGTTGAAACTTCTGTTAATCTATCAATTGTTATATCTAATCGGGCATGAATATCTGACATTAATTTAATGTCTTTTTTCACAAGTTCCAATTCTGTTTTGTGTTGATTAACTTCTTTAGCAACCTGTGCTACAGTTTTTCTTGTTTCGTGATTTCCGTTAGGCATTCTTCTATATCTTTGTTGCCTCCGGTAAAATAGTTGCCTGACCTGCATGGACTTTATCATAAGTTGAATCTGCAAGAATAAGTTCGACATCATAAATGTATCTTCCTGCAGCCAAAGCAGTTGTATCAGCAGCACTTAAATTAAGCGAATACGAACCGACAGAACCATCAACAATGGTACATACGAAAGTGGCTGAAGCAGAGGAACTATCATAAGATTTTCTTAATTGTGCCTGAAGTGTTAATCCAGAGATATTATATGTGGTTGAACCGTCAGTTGTAACAACAAGAGTTTTTGAAAAAGTAGCTCCCTGGTCTATTGTAAGGTTAACTATTGTTTTTTGGGTAGTCGCCATTATGCTGCTCTCCTTTTAGTCCAAAAGTGGGTTAGCGTCTTTTTCTTCAATTTCTTCTATTTTGGCATTCAAAACTTCAATACTTTTAGCATTAATTGAAACTGCTTTATCATTTTTTGCTATTTTTTTATTAAGTTCTTCTACAGTTTTTTCTTTTCCATCATGCCATTTATCAAATTTCTTTAATAATGAAGAATGACCGCCATCTACATAGGTTTTATCTGCTTTATTTTCAATAGATTTTGTTAAAGTTACTAATTGTTTACCGCCTACTTGATTTTGTTCAAGTTTTTGAATAGCAGTAGTAAGTTCACCATATTTTACAAAACCTGCACCAATACCACCAACAGCAGCTAATACAGCAGCATATGTTAATAAATTGTCTTTTAAATCGAATTTTGCCATAAGAGTTATCTCCTTTTATCTATATTTATTAGTTTAAAATATTGGATTGCATATTCACCAACTTATCATTTTGTTGTGAATAATCATTTAAATTATTACCATCATAAGCAGTTACAGTATATGAATCTAAATTTGCTTGAGTGAAAAAGTTTTTAGGAACTTCTGAATATATTTCTCTACTATCTACTAAAACAGTTCTATATTCTGCTGTTAATTTTGGTTGGTCTTTAAAAAATTCTGTTTCTATTTGTTTAGCAGTTTTTTCAACTTCTTTTTCTACTGATTCTTTATCTTCAAGTTTTGCAACTTTAACATCAGTATCAACACTTTCTTCTTCTCCTTCAGCAACTCCAGTTTCTTCAGATTCTTCTTCCTCAGCAACTTCAGTTTCTTCGGATTCTTCCTCACTTGAAGCAGTTTCTTCTTCAGATTCTTCTTCCTCGGTTGCAGCTGTTTCCTCTTCTTCAGTTTCTTCCTCTGTGGATGCTGTTTCAGTTTCTTCTTCCTCGGTTGCAGCTGTTTCTTCATTTGCAGCTGTTTCTGTTTCTTCTGTTTCTGTAGATGCTGTTTCTGTTTCTTCTGTTTCAGTTGTTTCTGTTTCAGTATTAGGTTCTGCTTCTGGTTCACTAGTTTCTTCAGTAACTTCTGTTTCTGGTTCACTAGTTTCTTCAGTAACTTCTGTTTCTGGTTCTGTATTTACAACTTCTTCTTCCTCAAAAGTAGGTTCTTCTTCCTCAAAACTAGTTTCTTCCTCAAAACTGGTTTCTTCTTCCTCAAAAGTAGGAGTTTCTTCCTCAAATACTTCTTCTTCCATTACAAATTCTTCCTCTATGTTAGGTGTTTCTGTTTCAACTACTTCTTCCTCAACATTTGGATTTTCTGTTGACATTGTAACTAATTCTTCAGTAGCAGCAATCTCTATCGCTTCTTCCAAATTTTCTTGTTCCTCTATTTTAGCTTCTGTTGTAGTTGCTTCTAATGCAATTTCTTCTGTCTTAACCGTTACCACAACTTCTTTTGTTTCTGTATTTACTTCTACTGCTTCTATTGTAATTTCTTCAGTATTAATTCCTGAATTTTCTACTGCTGTTGTAACATTAGTTGAAACTTCCTCTATTGTTGTTGTTGTTTCTTCATCTAAAACTACTAAATCTTCTGAATTAAATTTCATTGTTAATTTAGCACCCAATAAATTAGGACCTCTTATATTGTAATTGTTTGCTGTGCTACCTGCACCATCCTCACCTTTCCAATACCATTCATACTTGTTTGAACCTGTGCCTGTATAAATTACTTCATCTGTAAATGTTCTTGAATTTGCATAATAACCAGCATCAGTAGTTCTTTCCTGTGTTACAGTTGATAATACTGTTCCATCAGTATCTAAAATTTTTACGGTAGTTGTATAAGGGTCAACTGCGCCAACAGCACCACCACAGGCCCAACTTGAACCTGACCATTCACAATTTTGCATATCAATAGTGCTGTTTAATGTAACACCTTGGTCTAATTTAGCTTGTGTTGATGTAATTGTATCACTAGATGTTTGTCCTGTGCCATCTATCCCTACTAAAGTTCCTGATGCTTTAATTTGTAAATCGTGAGCAGTTTCTAAATCTTTTGCACTAGAACTACCCCAAAACTTTCCACAAATACCACCAGGTGCAACATCACAAGTTACTGTAA